GTGTAGACGTAATCCCTGTTTCTGATCCTAATGCTGCAACCATGTCCCAGCGCATCATGCAGTATCAGGCGGCTTTGCAGCTTTCTCAGCAAGCTCCTCAATTGTACGATATGGGCAAGCTGCATCGCCAAATGTTAGAGGTTCTTGGTATACAAGACGCGGACGACATCATCAAACTTCCAGATGATATTAAACCTGCTGACCCTGTGACTGAGAACATGATGATCTTGAAGCAAGAGCCAGTAAAAGCGTTTAAGTATCAAGATCACGAGGCACACATCGCAGTTCACATGGCTGCAATGAAAGACCCGAAGATGCAGCAGATGATTGGTCAATCTCCGTTTGCACAGGCTATTGGTCAGTCAATGTCAGCACACATCACAGAACACGTTGCGTTCCAATATCGTCGTGAGATTGAGAAAATGCTTGGCGTGGAGATGCCAAACGAAGACCAGCCACTACCAGAAGATATTGAAATAGAAGTCTCTCGCTTGGCAAAAGATGCTGCAGAGAAGCTGCTTCAAAAAGACCAGATGGAAGCGCAACAGCAGCAAATACAGCAACAACAACAAGACCCTGTTGTTCAAATGCAGCAGCAAGAGCTGCAGCTCAAAGCAAAAGAGCTTGAGCATAAAATCCAAATGGATACGCAGAAGCTTCAGATTGATGCAATGGCAAAAAGTGCAAATGCACAAATTCAAGCAGAGCGCATATCCGCCGAGAACCAACGCGAAGGGGCGCGTCTTGGGGTTAAGCTTGCAACTGATCTAGATAAAAACCAAAGGTCTGATCAGAAGGAAGGCGCAAAACTAGGTTTAGAAATAGCAAGGGAGCTGACAAAGGGAGATGGATGACATTTTCACGCTGCTAAAGCGGAAGATCGACGAGTATGAGGAAGATATAAAGAACTTTCTTGCGTCAGGGCAAGCTGAAGACATGGCGATGTACAATCGTATCGTAGGGAGAAACGAGGCGCTTCAGTTTGTAAAACAAGACCTAAGTGAGCTTGAGAAGAGATATATTGAACAATAACATCTTTTCAGGTACTCTCTAACTTGGGAGAACTTCGTGGATAGTCCACGCAAGGTATCTGTGAACCTTTAATCACTGCAAGGTAAAGTATGTATACTGGAAACAAAGAAACAGAGGACAAGGTAGCCTCTAAACTACCTAAACCACAAGGATACAAAATCCTTATTGGCGTACCAGAAATGAGTGACAAGACCGAAGGTGGGGTTATTATGCCAGACGGTCTTAAATCTGCAGAAGAAACAGCATCTATTATTGGTTTTGTGATGGCATTAGGCCCAGATGCGTATGCAGACGAATCAAAATTTCCAAATGGGGCTTTCTGTAAAGAAGGTGACTTTGTAATCTTTCGATCCTATTCAGGCACTCGATTCAAGATTCATGGAAAAGAGTTCAGACTTATTAACGACGACACTGTGGAAGCAGTGGTCGATGATCCACGGGGGTACGCAAGAGCATGAATAATTTAGCAGAAGAACAAGAGTTCGAAGAAGAAACAGTCGCAGAAGCTATTGAAAAGGCTCAAGGAAGTCCGATAGCCACTGAAGACGATGATGACGGTTTCGAGATTGAAGTTGTAGACGACACGCCTGACGAAGACAAAGGTAAGCCTCGCCGTGCCGAAAACGCTGAACCACAAGTTCCTAGTGATGATGAAGTTGAGAAGTATAGCGAAGGTGTGCAGAAGCGCATCAAACAACTTAAATTTGAGTACCATGAAGAACGCCGTGCTAAAGAAGAAGCAGCGCGTCTTCAGGAAGAAGCCTTAAAATACGCACAGCAGATACAACAAGAGAACGAAAAACTTCGTAAGACCTTGGAAGAGGGCGAAGGTGTTCTTGTCAATCAAGCCAAAGGCCGCGTAGCTGCAGAGCTTGATAAGGCAAAGGCTGCGTACAAAGCTGCTTACGAGTCTGGCGATCCTGATGCGTTAATTGAGGCACAGGAAAAGCTAACAATACTGCAGAACGAAAAGATTCGATATGAGAACTACAAGCCGCAACCTCGCCGAGAGCAGCCTGTAGAACAGCCGCAGTATCAGCAACAAACACCGCAGCCACCAAAGCCAGATCAACGTGCGTTGGACTGGGCTGCAAAGAACGATTGGTTCGAGAAAGACCCTGAAATGACAGGGTACGCTTACGGACTACACGAGAAGCTCGTTAGAAACGGTATTGATCCGAGAAGCGATGAGTATTACAATCAAATTGACAACGCGGTTCGCCGCGTGTTCCCAGATAAGTTTGATGATGGGCCTGTAATTGAGGAATCTGCACCCCAACGTCAAGCTGGCAACGTGGTTGCCCCTGCCGCTCGAAGTGGCAAAAAACCACGCAAAGTGCAACTGACCTCAACGCAGGTCGCTCTCGCCAAGCGGCTTGGTCTGTCAAATGAACAATATGCGGCGCAATTAATGAAGGATATGAAATAATGTCGAACCGAAACTCACGCACTACAGAGACCCGCGAAGCGGATCAACGCAAGGTGTCATGGTCGAGACCTTCGATGTTACCTGTCCCCGAACCCAGACCCGGTATTGAATACCGTTGGATTCGCACATCAACACTTGGACAGAGTGACAACACGAATGTTTCTTCTAGATTTCGTGAGGGATGGACACCTGTTCGTGCAGAAGATCATCCAAACCTTCAAGTTGTGTCTGATATCGATTCTCGATTTACAGACAATATTGAGGTCGGTGGGTTATTGCTTTGTCAGAACTCAACCGAAAACGTGCAAGCTAGACGTGATGAACAGAATCGTCAGGCGGCAAGCCAGATGCAGGCTGTTGATAACAGCTACTTGCGCAACTCAGACCCTCGTATGCCCGTTCTGAATCCAGAGCGAAGCACACGATCATCGTTTGGCAAGTAACCTTTCGGGGGAGCTTGCTTTGGTTGAAACTCAGATTGTGAGGAAATAGAGCTATGGCTACTACAGCAGCTCCTTATGGCCTACGTCCAGTCCGCAGTGCGGATGGTAAGCCATACGCTGGGGCAACGTCCCAGTATCTCATCGATCCTGCAGGTGAAGCAACAAACCTATTTTATGGGCAAGCTGTCATCATCGGGGCCGATGGTTATATCGCGCTGGCAACTGGTACAGGTGCAGACCTGACCACGAACAGCATTTCAGGCACAACAGGCGTTGGCGCAATTGGCGTTTTCGTAGGTTGTGAATATGTAAACTCTTCAGGCCAAACAGTTCAGGCTCAGTACTATCCATCAGGCACAGCCAATGGTGGTGCGATTAAAGCTTACGTGATTGACGATCCAAACGTACTATTCCAAGCGCAGCTTGATGGTGCAGGAGCGCAAACCGTAATTGGCACAAACACATTCTTTGCAGCAGCACAGACTACCTCAACAGGCGACACTGCCTATGGTAACTCTACATCTGCATTGGATGCGACTGTGGTAACTACAGCAGCGGCATTCCGTATCGTTGCTCATGTGTCACCTGCAAGTGATGCGTATCCAGATGTACTTGTTAAGTTCAATCCGGGCGCACACCAGATGACAAACAATGTTGGCTTATAAGGAGATTAGACTATGGCTATTTCACGCGCCCAGCTCCTTAAAGAGCTACTACCCGGTCTGAATGCTCTATTCGGTCTTGAGTACGACAAGTACGAGAACGAGCATGCAGAGATTTACGAAACTGAAAACTCAGAGCGTAGCTTTGAGGAAGAAGTCAAATTGTCAGGATTTGGCGCAGCCCCAGTGAAAGCTGAAGGCCAAGCTATTTCATACGACAATGCACAAGAATCGTTCACAGCTCGCTACAACCACGAAACGGTTGCAATGGGCTTCTCTATCACTGAAGAAGCGATGGAAGATAACCTGTACGATTCACTATCTGCTCGCTACACCAAAGCACTAGCTCGTGCTATGGCGTACACAAAGCAGGTAAAAGCGGCTTCTTTGTTGAACACAGGTTTTGATACCTTCACTTCAGGTGACGGTTCATTCTTGTTTGCAACAGATCACCCAACTACTGAAGGCGGTACAAACTCTAACCGTCCAGCAGTCGCAGCCGACTTGAACGAAACATCGCTTGAGCAAGCGGTTATCGATATCGCAGCGTTCACTGACGAACGTGGCCTATTGATTGCAGCTCGCCCACGCAAGTTGATCGTTCCACCTGCGCTTATGTTCGTGGCGACTCGTTTGCTACAAACAGAACTACGCACAGGTACAGCGGATAACGACATCAACGCATTGCGTTCGAATGGTTCGATCCCTGAAGGCTACCGTGTCAACCACTACCTAACTGACACAGATGCGTTCTTCATCACTACAGATGTTCCAAACGGCATGAAGCACTTTGTGCGTACAGCTATGGCGACATCTATGGACGGTGACTTCGACACAGGTAACGTGCGCTACAAAGCGCGTGAGCGTTACTCATTCGGCGTATCTGACCCACTAGGTATCTACGGTTCACCGGGCGCTGCATAAGTTCAATTGAACTTTTAGAGGGGGCTGTTAACGCAGCCCTTTCTTTTTTTCTGGAGTATGCTATTCTGCGTTTGGGGCAACATTAGCCTTGCAGACAGGATTCCGCCCCACCTGACGTTGCACAGACTGCTAGGCGAAACCTTGTGCAAGGGGTATTAATATGGCTTCAACTACATTTTCAGGCCCAGTGACATCTACTGATGGTTTCATTGGCGACATCAAAGTTCCAACATATACAGTTGCAACTGCTCCATCTGCTTCTTCTGCGGGTGCTGGTACAATCGTTTATGTATCTGACGGTGCAGCGGGTTCAGCTATTATTGCTTTCTCTGACGGAACAAACTGGAAGCGTTCTGACACAGGCGCAACTATTTCTGATTCATAAGGTGATTCATGAGTAGTCGTTTTAAACCGCCAAGCGAGGAAGAACTTGCAGCCAGAGGTATAGGCTCAAAAAAAGTTCGCGCTCGTAATGAAGATGGTACGCTAAAAGCAGATGATCCTTCTACACCTGATGTGAATGAGGCATGGGAAGAAAAGCCTGTTAAAAAGAAGCGTGGTCGTCCTCCAAAAAAGAAGGATTGATAAATGCGTTCTGATGTACAATCCATACGCTTAGATGGGACTGGTTCAGCAGCAGTTGGGCCAGCTCGTATTCGTCAGATACAGGTTTTAACAACAACTGGTGCGCCTCGTTTAACCATTACAGATGGCAATGGCGGTGCTACAGTTCTTGATCTGGACTTTGTCGCGTCTGACTCTCACTCAGTAAACATTCCGTCTGATGGCATTCGTGTCAGCGATATATATGTTTCTGCGTTTACTAACATCACCGCTATGACGGTGTTTTACAACTGAGGTAAGTTATGGCTGGAAATGACGTATTAGCCGCACATGCTCACACATCTGCAGCGTTAGTGACAAGAAGGTCTAGACTACGTGGTGTGGTTGTAAACACATCTTCAGGCGCAACAGGTGATGTTATATTTTATGATAATGCGTCTGCAGCTTCTGGCACAGTTCTTCTTGAGGTAGATGAAAAGTCTCAGGGTATGACGGACATTATTATTCCTGGTGATGGCATTCTTGCAAAGAATGGTATCTATGTTTCACTTCCAGCAAACGTAACGGCAACAGCATTTTATGAGTAAGTTATGCCTGAAAAGAAAAAGAAAGATAGTCGCTTAGAACGTGCAGGGGTTAGTGGGTACAACAAACCCAAGCGCACACCGAATCACCCTACCAAGTCACACATCGTTGTGGCTAAACAGGGTG